TTCAATTCTATGACCCACGACCTGCAGCTGGTGTTATAAATCCTGAATTAAAACAGTTTACAAAATCAAATGCTACTGCTTGGGAACTAACATCAAAAACAAATAGAATGATTTTGTTTCCTGCCTGGTTGCAACACTTAGTACCTATCAATCGTTCTAACACAAATAGAATTAGTATTGCTTTTAATGTAATGTTAAAAGGTATTGTAGGCCAATCTACAGATTTTCAATCAGCAGAGTTTTAGTAATGACAAATACCAGATATTTGGTTATAGATAAAAAGAATGATGTCTACCTTAAAATCGAAGCAGACGAAGATATTAGGCGTGAACTCGGCCAGTTTTTCACTTTTGAAGTACCTGGTTTTAAGTTTATGCCTCAGTACCGTAATCGGGTGTGGGACGGCAAAATCAGATTGTTCAGTTATCAAACAGGACAAATATATGTTGGTTTGTACCCATACATATTAAAATGGTGTGAAGATAATGATGTACAGGTTGTTGACGGCACTAAGATACAAGACACTAAAGTTGATGATGCAAAAGTAGATAAATTTATTGAAGCATTAAATATACCATTTAAAGTTAGAGACTATCAAAAGGAGGCATTTATACATGCTGTTAAGAAAAATAGAACACTATTACTTTCACCCACCGCTAGTGGAAAATCTCTTATTGTCTATCTTCTTGTTAGGTTTAACATTCTACGGTTAAAAGAACAAAAGAAAAAGATACTTATTATTGTGCCTACAACATCACTAGTAGAACAATTATTTAAAGATTTTAAAGATTATGGTTGGTCACCTGAAAAAAATGTACATAGAATATATCAAGGCCATGAAAAAGAAACAAATAAACCTGTAATAATATCAACATGGCAATCAATTTATAAAATGCCTAAGAAATGGTTTAAAGATGTAGGTATGGTACTAGGTGATGAAGCACACCTGTTTAAGGCCGTTTCATTAACTAAAATATTGTCAAAACTTGAAACTTGTCCATATAGAGTTGGTCTAACAGGAACTTTAGATGGTAGTAAAACACATAAACTTGTTTTAGAGGGTTTGTTTGGTACTGTAAATAAAGTAGTATCTACAAGTGAACTTCAAGATAAAAAACAACTTGCCGATTTAAAAATTTATTGTTTAATACTAAAACATGGTGAAATAGAGTGTAAACATGTTAGTGGTATGAATTATCAAGAAGAAATGGATTATATTGTACAATCAGATAAAAGAAATAAGTATATAAGAAATCTGGCCTCTGGATTAAACGGAAATACACTATGTTTATTTCAATATGTAGAAAAACATGGAAAGGATTTGTATGAAGCAATTAAAAATAAGGCAACTGATAAACAAGTTTTTTATGTATATGGTGGTGTTGATACCGAAGAAAGAGAAAGTATTAGAGAAATTACAGAAAAATCCGATAACTCGATTATTGTTGCTTCCTATGGGACTTTCAGCACAGGCATTAATATCAGGAACTTGCATAACATTATCTTTGCTTCTCCTTCTAAGTCTAGGATAAGAAATTTACAATCTATTGGTCGTGGTCTCCGATTAAAAGATAATAATAGTCACGCAACCTTATATGATATTGCAGATGATTTAACTTATAATGAGAAACAAAATTACACATTATCACACTTTAGAGAAAGAATAAATATATACAATGAAGAATTATTTGATTATGAAATCCATAATGTAGAGTTAAACAATGAAACCAGAAATTAAAGTAATAAAACTAATAAATGGTGATGATGTTGTTTGTCAATTACCTACAGGCGAAAAGCAATTACCCGAAAACGGTCCTTTAATTAGATTAGTAAAACCACTATTAGTTAGATATGTGCCTCAGATGACGCCAGCTGGGTTTAGAGATTATATTGCTCTAACAAAATGGGCGGCCTACACACCTGATAGTGTTATCACTATACCAAAAGATAAAATTTTGACAGTGACTAATGCTAGTATGGAAATGACTAAGAGTTGGTCTAACATCTCTGAACATTACAATCATGTTGAGATGCCAAAACAAAGGACTATCCCCGAAAATAAAAAAATGAGTGATGACGATATGAGAAAGATGAATGAAATATTTGATATGTATGAAGATGAGGAAGACCCTACAGTACACTAGGAGCTGTTCTTATCAAAGGCGGACACCTGTATTATACACAGGTTGGCAAGCTTGTCAAGCGTGGATTAAAAAATAATTCCAGCATTGACAAATAAAAATTAATACTGTATAGTGAGGATATTATGGCAGCGAAAAAAGAACATTATGTAAATAACAAGGAATTCTTGGCGGCAATGGTCGAATACAAGAAATCCGTAAACGAGGCTAAGAAGGCAGGCAAAGACAAACCACCAGTGACAGATTACATTGGTAGTTGTTTTTTAAAGATTGCTAATCACCTTTCTTATAGGCCTAACTTTATCAATTACACATTTAGAGATGATATGATTTCTGATGGTATTGAAAATTGTCTTCAATACTTAGATAACTTTGACCCTAAAACATCAAACAATCCTTTTGCTTATTTTACACAAATCATTTATTATGCATTTGTAAGAAGAATACAGAAAGAGAAAAAACAAATTACTATTAAGCAAAGAATGATTGCTGAAGCAAACTATGATGATTTAACAGTTATGCCTGGTGAAGATAGAGAATTTAAAAATCAGTTTACGGAGTTTCTACAAAAAAACACTGTTGTTGAAGAACCTATTAAGAAGCCTGTTAAGAAAAAGAAAAAGGGATAAAAATTGAAAATTGCGTTATTAAACGACACTCACTTTGGTGTTCGTAATGATAGTCCTATGTTTATGGAATATCAAAATAAATTTTATAATGAATTGTTTTTTCCTTATCTACAGGAAAATAATATCAAAACACTTATACATTTAGGTGATGTTGTTGATAGAAGAAAGTTTATTAATCATAACACAGCGAATAACTTTAAAAAAGTTTTTTGGGATAGATTAGATGAACTTGATATTGACACACATGTAATTATAGGCAATCACGATACTTATTATAAAAACACAAACGAAGTAAATGCTCTACAAAATCTACAGTTAAATAAAAACTGTAAGGTATATAAGACAGCAACTGAAACAGAGTTTGATGGTTGTAATATCTTATTTTTACCATGGATTTGTGACGATAATTATGAAGATAGTATTCATGCAATTGACCATTCACAATCAACTATTGCAATGGGTCATTTAGAAGTTAAAGGTTTTGAAATGCACAGTGGCGTAATTAACGACCACGGTTTAGAAAAATCACAATTTACAAAATTTGACAAAGTATATTCTGGTCACTTTCATAAAAAATCAGATGACGGCCGTATCTATTATCTAGGTACTCAATATGAAATGACTTGGTCAGACTACAGATGTCAAAAAGGATTTCATATTTTTGACACTGACACCAGAGAGTTGACAAGAGTTGTAAATCCTGATACTATGTTTGAAAAAATAATTTATGATGATAAACAAAATGATTATTTAACTTATGATATAGAACCATATCACAAGAAACATGTTAAATTATTTGTATCTAATAAGACAAATGATGACATGTACAATATGTTCATTGATAGATTATACAATAAAATTAATTTACATGAACTGAATATTATAGAAGATAACTCTGATTTAAATGCTTCTGTTAGAGATGATATATTAGAACAAGGTGAAGACACTCTTACTTTTTTAGGTAATTATATTGACCAAATTGAAACAGATGTTGATAAACAAAAATTAAAAACATTTGCAAAAGAGTTATATGTTGAGGCGAGTGAATGATAGTATTTAAAAAGTTAAGATATAAAAACTTTTTATCCAGTGGTAATGTACCTATTGAGATTGATTTAAACAAATCACAAACAACACTAATTATAGGCACAAATGGTAGTGGTAAATCTACACTGCTTGATGCTTTGTGTTTTGTATTGTTTAATAGACCATTTAGAATTATTAAAAAAGAACAAATGGTCAACACCATAAATCAAGGCGATTGTCTTGTTGAAGTAGAATTTAGTGTAGGCACAAATCAATTTGTAATTAAAAGAGGTATCAAACCAAACTTATTTGAAATCTATAAAAATGGTGATATGATAAATCAAGAGGCATCAACTATTGATTATCAAAAATATCTTGAAACAAATATTATGAAACTTAACTATAGGTCTTTTATTCAGGTTGTTTTATTAGGTTCTTCATCATACGAACCATTTATGAAGATGAAACCAAGATATAGAAGAGAAGTTGTTGAAGAAATCTTGGACATAAGAGTTTTTGGCCTCATGGACTTGATTTTGCGTTCCCAACAGAGCGACCTCCAAAAAAAGTTGGTTGAGGTGCGCCACCAATGCGACCTAATAAAGACCAAGTATGAAAGTGAAGCAAAGTATCTAAAGTCTCTGGAGAACCAAGGAAGCGACAACCAGAGGGTAGCGCTTAGAAAAGTAGAAGAAAATACTAAAAATAAAGAAGAATTTGAACGAAAACTACAAAAACTCAACGAAGAGATTGCCGTTAGTCAAAGTAAGTTACAAGGCCAAGACAAAGCACAAACTAAACTAAAAGAACTAAATAAATTAGAGACTAAGATTGAAACTAATTTAAAAACACATCAAAAAACACTAGACTTTTTTAAAGACAATGATAATTGTCCTGTCTGTACACAAAAGATTGACGAACACTTTAAAGGCCAAAAATGTCAAGACGAAGAAGGTACAATCCAAAAGTTAGAAGAAGGACTAGCCCAGCTCGTAGGCGAAATCTCAAAACAAGAACAAAAAGTCACCGCTTTCTCACAAGTATCCGCCAAGATATCAGACATGAATTTAGAGATAGCGAAGATATCAACAAGTCTGGAATCATTAAAGAAACACACCGACCAAATTTGGATTGATTTTAATAAAGCAGGTGAAAGAAGTAATGACATGGAAACCATCAAGTTAGAACTTGAAGACATGTCAAGAGAGATTAAGGTTGCTGAAGAAAACCTAGACAAAGTAAATGAAGAGAAAAAGTATGTAGATGTATTAAGAGAAATACTAAACGATAAAGGCGCTAAGGCGCAGATTATTCGTAAGTA